GTACCGCTCAATCATCTCTTTGGCTCGGTTAATGGGCACATGGAAGTCATTGGATATTTTCCATGCCGTGCCGCCGTAAAGCATCAAGAAGTTGATGTTCTTTGCTTCTGACCTCGGGATGTTGAGGAAGTCTGCTGTCTCTTGATGGGGGTCTCTACCTGTACGGAACACCTCTAACAACCTTTCCTCGTTGGCAAGGGCAGCAAAGACACGCAGCTCCAGTTGTTTGTAATCTACCCGAACAAGCTTCTTGCCCTGAGGTGCGATGAATAGTTGCTTCAACTGAGATGGCTTGTCCTCTTTATCCTCACTCACATTTTGCAGGTTTGGATTAGCTGAACTTAACCGCCCCGTGGCAGTCGAGGTTTGCTTAAACTCGCAGTGGATACGATTGCCCACGTCCATCTGATGAATGTAGCTGTCTACATACGTGCCCTTTTCCTTGTAGAACTCCTTGTACTTGAGAATCTGCTTGACGATGGGGTCATCAATGGTCTCAAGGATTTCCTTTTCGGTTGACGGTTTTCCTGTGCTGGTAAACTTGGTAGGCTCAATGCCCAAGGTTCCGTATATGTACTTGGCAACCTGGTCAGGGGCATAAGGGTTCAAGGGAAGCGAACCTTTGATTATGGTAAGCTCGGTATCAAGATATTCTGCGTACTTCTTAATAAACCCTGGGTCAACCTGTATGCCACGCTCTTCCATGCACATGAGCACGTCTAAAAGGGGCATGTCAATGTCGTAGTAATGCTTCGGTAACTTGCTTCTCCACTGCTCCGCCAGCAGCAGGGTCGCTACCGAATCATGGGCATTGTACTCAGGCATCTCATCGGGCTTGTCCTTTATCTGCTGCCATGTTTTCATTTCCATGCCCAGGTGGCGGCGGGCAAGGTACTTCAAGCCCAAGCCGCCGACCATTCTATCACCAGACCTACCTGTATCTTTGGTGTCTTGCCTGCCCAACCCAAGGCAATAAGCCATTATCATCGTATCCTCAACCTGCTTAGGGTCAGGGCGTTTCATACCTGCCCTATCTAGGACTCTTAAATCCCACCTAGCATTATGGAATAGCACGGTATTGAGAAACTTGACATGAGGCTTGCTGCCGTAGTCAGAAGCCACTAATATCTGCCCCGTTGGGGAGCGGAAAGCTGCTGACCACACACCGAGTTTGCCCTGCTCGTTGTTCTCGGTATCAAGGGCAAGGGGGACAGTGTAAGTCATCTGCGGGTCAACGATTGTGAAGTCATGCGGCACAATTTGCGGGCGTGACTCCCAATCCAAAAGCATTACTCCCCATAAGCGAGGTTGATGGAGGGCTGCTGCTGGATGGAACTGCGGGTGTACCATGACCCTATTACCATCTATCTCATACAAAAAACAAGTGCCGTGAAGTTGGGATACTCCTATGTCGGTGAATAAACTTAATGGAACTGCACCAAGAGGTATTATTATGGACGGTTTAATTATGTCTAGCTCCATTTTAAGCCAGGGATAACATGCTAACCGCTCCTTCTTGTTCGGTGCCCGTTGCTTTCCCTTTACCTTAGGCGGCCAGCACCGTACCGTGTTGGAAAAGTAGCACTCGTTCTTGTCTATCTTGGCGAGGGCAAGTAACTTGTCCAAACGCTTGCCCGCATCACCTACAAAGGGTATACCACACTTGTCCTCGTTGTGCCCAGGGGCTTCACCCAACAGAAAGTATTTAGCCTTCTCCACTCCGATTCCTGGGACAGGTTGAGTTGCATTTTCCCTGAGTTGGCATCTAGTACACTTGACGAGTTGTTGAGCAAGCTGGTTAAGGTTCACAAGTTCCCCCATTGTTCTGCCATCGCTAAAGCAATCCCATGAAATGTACGACTTCGTTCTTTTCCTCTAATCTTATAGGGCATAATAGAAGTATCATAAAACCACTTGCTCCATATTCTACCACTTTTTGTAGTTACATATTGTGGTTCAACAATGTTAGTTGGTTTAAGTTTAGGCAAACCAAACAACCAAAGACACGTAGATTTTGCTAAAGTATGTCCGAACATATAAGGTTGGATTATTTGGTCAGGCTTACGGTAAACACGAGACATAATTCCAATGGGGTTTTCTATTACTTTCTTTTTACAAGGGTGTTCAACAAATTGCATAAAGAAATCAATAGCTGCTTTTTGTTCCTCTTCTTTTCCCTTCCACCATCTTGAGCCGGATACACACAATCTAGTACAAGGAGGAAAAGCTATTATCATACCCCATAGCTCCCTAAGGAAGTAAAAAACATCTCCTTGTAAATGCCAAGCAGGGTTGCCTTCAGTAGGTAGTATATCATTTGAATATGCTTCTACACCTACATCACGAAGGGCTTTTGTTACTTCTTGGCTAGACTCACAAGCTACTAAAACTCTCATTCTAATCTATCCTCGGCAAAACTATATCCAGAATATTATCCATTGTCAAGTTTTGATGATTCTTACATAAGAATAGCAACTCGCCACGAATCTTCGTAACCGCTGCAACCGCAAGATTTGGGCAGTCGGGCACAGCACATGGGATACGAGGAGGCGTTTGTATAGTAGCTGTTTTAACCATCTACTTCTCCTTCTTCTTCTCCTGCACTAGATTTAGCCGCTATTTTTAGTTCCTCATCCGTTCTCTTAGAGTCTCGTGCTTCTGCTTCTCCTTCTTCCGTGAACGCTGAGTCATAAACGAACCGGAACATTTGGTCGTCGAGGAACTCATACACACGGGTAATGGGGATAGAGAAACTCAGATGCGTGATTGCGTCAGGAGAGAACCCTAACATAGCCACCACAACACGGGCAGGGACGCCAATCAATTCCTCAGTTTCTTCCAGGTATAGTGCCCCGCCAGAGTTACCAAATATCGTCGGAGCAGTTGACAGCCAGTACTCTTTGTTGTCTATCTCACGGGCAAATTGCGAAAGTCTACCTACTGTAAGCACGGGAGGTTCTCCCATAGCTGCTCCGATTGCTACAACGGGCATACCCAAGCGGAGGTCATTCTCTTTGCCCTTTGGGTATAGTTTTGCTACAGCGGGAGCCTTGTCACCATCTCGTAGCTTGACCAAAGCAAGGTCATGGTCGGGGTCATACGCCATAATGTCGGCGTCAATAGAGGTCACGCCAACGGCTCGTGACTGGTACTGGTACTTAAAAAAGTGCACGTCTACGCTGGTTAGGAAATCCATCTTGACATCATGCTTGAGCAGCGGCGACCACTTCTTCTTTACCTCAACATTGTTCGCTACGACATGAAAGTTGGTGAGAACGTAGGTACTGAACTCTTTGTCTTTGTTTTCTTTGCAGTAAATCACAGTCCCCGAACCACCCGCTTTTAGGGCAGCTACCCGACAGTTGGGCAAGAGCATCTCTCGGCTAATCTGTATCGTCATTCTTTTCTCCTTATAGTCCTAACAGTATCGCAAGGTCATCATAAGTAGGATTGTTTAACTTGAATCCTACTGTATCGAAGCCAAATCTAGTGTCTTGTACCGTAGCCACTGACTTTTTTTCAACCCGTTCAATGGTTAGATGAACGTCAACCATGCCAATGGTATGCTTCCAACCATCTAGGATATAATTTCCCGTTGGCTTATCTTCTTTGTACTCTTCCTTGAGGTAAGAAGTAGCTACAAGGTTAACTCCTGATACAGCCGCTCTTAAAAACAGTCCACGCATCCTAGCATTTGGTTCACCATAGTCTCTTGCCTTACCTAACTTGTTGCGGTTTTGTTCCTCGGCAAAAGAAAATCTACATATATCCCATACCACGGAACAAGGGTCAATGACTATAGTTTTATATTTTGCCCCCGCTATTGAGTCATAAATATCTTTTTGAATCTCTTTCCACATATCTTCTGCCCAAGGATGCCCTCCATCCAGGCTGTCAACTATGGGCAGGGGGTATTCTACTATGTCTATTTTCTTATCGGGGAAACGTGCTTTATAAACATACTCTGCCCCCAAGTCAAATGAAAACAACTTTATGGGTTGGGGGAAAGTCATCGTAAAATGGGTCTTGCCACTTTTTGGTTTCCCACTTACGCTAACGAGAATATTTGGGGTTATTGTTTCTGCCATATTTTCTCCTGCTCCTATTCCTCAATACGGTTATCAATATTTGCCCACCCAGTCCGAGGGCAGCAACTCCGGCTAGAATTAAGAGGCTCACGCTTGCCCCCTTTCACATTCTTCTACATATTTACACCACTTGCACTTCCACTCCGTGCCCGAGGCAAGGGCTTGAAGTTTGGGCAATAGTTTACCCGATAGCAAGATTTCCTCGAATAGTTGCTTGCGACTGAGCATCCATTTCCAGTGGCGGTCAAGCTC